AACATCTTCTTTTCCTATATAGTCAATTGAAATGACTTTATAACCTTTTTTTGTGTTATTTCTATACGTTTTATTTTCTAATTTAATACCTTTTCTATCCAAAAAACCCGTTTCCTTATTTAAAACAATAGCATCATTTTTATTGCCGATAATTAACCTAAAACAATCTTTAGTTTTAAAGTGTTTTTTCCCACCTTTACCATCTGGTAATAAATTATATGATGATTTTCTCAATAATCTAATTGATGTTTGTAATCCTAAATTATTAAATAAAATTTGTAATTCTTTTAAAAAATCAATATTAATATCCACATATGATATCTGTATAGGGTTTCCTTTGTTATTACTAATATGTGCAGTACCATCAGCATATAATAAACCTCTTAAGTAACTCCATTGTGTTTTTTCATTTGACGACCAAATCCAATTTGGGATATATCCCTTTTCAAATTTTAAATCTTTTTTAAAAAACTCTGATGTTAATCTTTTCTTTTTAACTGCCGAAAATTTAACTTCACAATCAATAAATTTACCTCCTTTATTTGAATATCTTGGAGTATAATTATATTTTTCATAAAGATTAGAAACCGATTTCTCTATTTCATCTATTAAATCAAAATCATTTTCCCATATATCAAAATAAAGAGTGTTAAGTGATTGTGTTCCATCTGATTGGTATAAACCAAGTAAAAAGGCCTCTTCAATCATATCAACGTCCCCAAATAATCCTTTTTTTGTTTGAATTGGTATCTTATCTCCTATTTTTAAATTTTTACATTCAACACGAGTTATGTTGTTTCTTGAATCAATTATAGGTATACCATGATATGGTGTTACTTTATGTTCCATACCATTTTCTAATGTTATTTTATAAACATCTTCATTTTCACCACGTTTAATCATTTTAGATGATTTAACAATTTCGGAATTATTAAAAAGTTCCAATTCTTCATCTATTTCATAAAGTTCTTTTGTTGTTAAATATCCTTTTGTGGTTACAACTCTTTGGTCACCAGTTATACACAAGTTTGAAGATTTAATTGTGCCTAAGTTTTTTTGGTTAGATTTATAATTGGCAGCATCTTTATATAACATATATGGGGTGCCCGTTTCAATTTGTGCAGTTAAAATGGCGTCCATTAATTTTCTAGCCTTTACGACTTTTCTTGCTTTACCTTCACTTTCATATTTTTCATATAATTCAGTAAAATCTTGAGTAAATTTATATGGGTCATCGTATACGTCAGATAATCCAGGTGCTTCATCTGGTGAAAAAAGAGACCAATCTAAATCTTGTTCTACTCTCTTCATAAATAAATCAGGAACCCACATGGCTAAAAATAAATCTCTAGCCCTTAGTTCTTCTTTTCCATGATTTTTTCTTAGTTCAATAAACTCAAACACGTCTGAATGCCATGGTTCAAGATAAATCGCAAAGGAACCTCTTCTTTTTCCACCATTATGCACTAAACAACTTGTTAAAGTATATGAAGGGTCCTCACTGTTTTCTTTGATTTTTAAATCATATACTTTACCATTATAATCGTCTAACATTTTTACTTTTGTGATTCTAGTATATAAAATATCTTCCCAAATAATCCAATTTTTCTTTGTTACAGTGTCTATATTTAATAACTCCGATAATTCATTAAATGACGGAATTCTTAAATCACAAGAATAAGTGAATTCTTTTGTACAACCATTTTCTTTCAAATACTCACTACTGTTTTCTCTTAATCTCCAACTTCCATAGGTTGGCACTCCAAATCTTAAAATTTGGTATGAAAGATTTTCAATTAATTCTTCACTTGTATTATAAAAATGGATTTCATTTTTTCTGTAGACACCACCATCTGATTTTATTAATCCGTGAATTAATTGAATCGATTTAGATAATGGTAAATGGGAAAAGTTTTTGTGTATTCTTTTTTCTTTTTTTTCATTATATAAAAACTCGTATCTTAACCATGGTAATTTTGATAATGAAAATCTTATAGATAAATAAGCACCATCTTCATTTTTCCAAAAATTTATTTCTTTATTTGTTAAATAATTTATAGTAAAATCAATTTCTTTTTCATTTGTGAATCTATTAAAAGATATGCCCACCTCATTTTTATATATATGACCGTCACCCAATAATAACCCGTAGATAAAAGAATCATTTTCTGTAAAATCCTCAATGTCTATAATTTCTTTGGGTATTGGTTTACCTATAAAATCACCAACCTTATACTCTCCACTATCAATCCAATCTGGTGAAATTATTCCTTTTTCTAATTGATTTATAAATTCAAAATTCTCCCTACCTATTCTATTGTATGTATTTTTAAACCCAAACAAAGGGTGTGAGTCCGTTAATTTAAGAGGTTTAATTGTTGATTTTGTTTCAATTTCAATCATCCCCCCATTTTGGTGATAAACAAAAACCTCCCCAACTTCAACATATTTTCTATCTTTATTTAAAACTAAATCACCAGGAATAACTTCGTCAATCTTTTTTATACCCATATCTGTGTACAATAACGTGTCAGGAGCAAAACACTGATTAATCCAACGAGCAACCTCATTGTAAGTTTTCAACATGGGTAATAAACCATCAGACTCTCCTCCTGTCCCTTTAATGTACGCACCTTTACCCCTCACATCGTGAACATGTAAACCAATACCTCCCGCCCATTTAGATATATTTGCAACGTCTTTTATTGTGTCAAACAATCCATTAATATCATCACCTTTATTACCTATTAAAAAACAAGATGACATTTGAGGTCTATGTGTTCCAGCATTAAACAATGTTGGAGTTGCATGTGTATAAAAATGTTGTGATAAATCATCATATATTCTTAGAGCGGTTTCAATATCATTATTACAAATACCAACAGCAACCCTCATATACATGTACTGTGGTCTTTCAACAATACGATTACCAATCTTTAATAGATATGAACGTTCTAATGTCTTAAAACCAAAATAATCAAAATCAAAATCTCTTTCTTGAACAATTGCACCATCTAAAACATCTTTATGTTGTTGAACAAAAGAATACGTTTCATTTGATATCAATGAAGATTCCTTATTTGTTTTTGGTTCAACAAAAGAATGTAACTCTTTTATCGATTGAGAGAATTTTTTTGGTGTGGTTTTGTGTAAATTAGATACCGCTAATCTACCCGCTAATCTTGCATAATCCGAATGAGATGTAACAAGGGAAGCGGCGGTTTCTGCTGCCAATACATCTAGTTCAGTTGTGGATATACCATCGTAAATACCTTGTGTTACTTTAAGTGTTATCCATGTTGGGTCAATATACTCAAGATTTAAATCATCACAAAAATTTTGAATTCTTCTTGTAATTTTATCATATCTCATTTCCTCTAATGAGCCGTCTCTTTTTTTAACTTTCATATTTTTAAATTTTAAAAATCAATATCATCAAATGAACCATTCATATCTTCAATAGAATTATTGGTATTAACACCAGCTTTTTGATATTCTGCAACTCTTTTTTCAAAGAAATTGGTTTTACCTTGAAGAGCAATATTTTGCATAAAATCAAAAGGATTTTCAACATTATATACTTTAGAACAATTCAATGAAACCAATAACCTATCCGCAACAAATTCTAAATACTGAGACATTAGGTCAGAATTCATACCAATCAATCTAACGGGTAACGCTTCAAGAATAAATTCTTTTTCTACTTCCAAAGCACCACATATAATTTCTCTTATTTTCTCTTCAGACAATTTATTATTAATGTGTTGATTATATAGGTGACAAGCAAAATCACAATGCATCCCCTCATCTCTTGAAATTAATTCATTTGAAAATGTAAGACCTGGCATGAGACCTCGTTTTTTTAACCAAAAGATGGAACAAAATGAACCTGAAAAGAAAACACCTTCTACCGCCGCAAATGCAATTAATCTTTCAACAAAGGAATTTGAATTAATCCATTTTATAGCCCATTCGGCCTTCTTTTTAATTGCAGGAATCGTTTCAATTGCATTAAATAACTTATTTTGTTCTTGCTTATCTTTTATGTAGGTATCAATTAATAATGAATACGTTTCACTATGTATGTTTTCCATCATAATCTGAAATCCGTAAAACATTTTGGCTTCGGTATATTGAACTTCATTAACAAAATTCATCGCCAAATTTTCATTAACAATGCCATCTGATGCAGCAAAAAACGCCAATACATGTTTTACGAAATGTTGCTCGTCTTCGTTTAATTTATTCTCCCAATCATAGATATCGTCTTTTAAATCGATTTCTTCTGCGGTCCAAAAACAAGTTTCTTGTTGTTTGTATAACTTCCATATATCATGATGTTCAATTGGAAAAAGGACAAAGCGTCCTGGATTTTCTTGTAAAATCTTTTCTTTCATTACTTAATAAATTTTTATTCTGTGATATTTAACATTTGATTCCTTCTCATAAAGGCCTCTTTTGCTCTAGTTGCATTGTCTTTTTGTTTTTCTTCTTTATGTCCCAAAAGTGTTGTTTGTGATTCAGTATCAATAACTAAGTATTGATTATCAAATTTACAATTTTGCCATATAATACCATCTTTACCAATTCTTGATTTAAGAAGAGTCATGGTTGCCATATTGTGTTCTTTTTGTTCAATAGTTTTACCTATCGATAAAATAACGTGAGCAATTTGTGCTTTCTTAATTGAACCACCCATTTGGTCACTATTAACTACTTCCGATGAAATAGATTCTCTATTACCTTGAGTTGCCGTCCATATCACAACATTAAACTCATTTGACATGGATTCCAAACTTCTCATTACAGAACCTTCCCCCTTCCATTCCTCACCGTATTGTGATTTTTCTGGTGATATACAGTCAACATAGTCGATAAGTAATAAATCTATTTTTTTACCTTCTGAAATACGTTTCCTTATTCTTGTTTTTATTTCTGAAATGGTTACTGAGTCACTTGATAATTTTAATAAATCTAAGCACCCTTTACTACTTGAACTTTTCTCTAACACTCTATCTTTTACTATTTCTTTATTGTCAGGTTGGTCATCAGGCGCAACTCCCGACCATATCGTGTAGTGTTTACGTTTTATATTATCTGTACTATCTTCAAAAAAGATTTGGAGTACATTATATCCGTGATTATATGCGGTATTTGCAAATAACGACAATAGTGTTGTGTTATGTGTTAAAACATAATCTCTTGTAACATACAATTCATCCGGATTTGAAACCTTTATACATAACGACTCTTCATTATGGGAAAATATAATTGATTTTATGAATTTCTTATTAACGTATTTTTTTCTTTTTTGATATCTTGTTATTTTCCTAAAAAGTTTAAATGGTACAATTTCATTTGAAAATGATATTGTTAATTTATATGAAACTTTGCCTGTTTTTTTCTCACCATTATATGTATATGTTGGGACCTTTGTTTTTACACTAACAGTTCCACCTAATGATAAAACTAATTCTCTTACATTTTTTGCTAAAATTTCTGACACAGTTGTGTACTCACACTCACCCTTTTTACCAATATAACCGTCAGTGTCCATTAGTCCCTGTAATAAACTAATTCTAACGTCAAGTGAATTATATAAATAATCGTTAGGAATAAATTTATTGTCACTTTTTTTATTAAAAAGACCATACATTTCTAACGTATTTTTTAATGTTTTTCTTAATCTAATACGTTTAATTTTTTTAACCCCTGTAATTGTTTCTCTTTGATATTCAACAAATGATGAATGTAAATCAAGATGTTTAATGTTATCGAAAATTTCATCATCATTTGTTGAGATATTAATTCCGTGGTCCGTAATTGAACCATCACCTAACAATACCCCTAAAAGATATGGGTCAATTGAGATTGGTTTGTAATTAAACTCAACTGGTGAAATATTTGGTAATCTAAAATTATAACGACCTCTTTTTTTAATATCACCAATCATATCGGAAGTTTTCATCGTTACATAACCATTATTTGGTTTATAGACTGATTTACCTTTAACCCTTGTTTTGGATTCTCTCATATTAAGTGTATTTACATTCCACAAATGTTCCGAATCACAATTAACGTGTGTTCCATCAGTAAATTCGACTTTATAAATTGGCCTAATACCTTGCGGATAAACACCTAAAACATATTGTGATTTACCGTCAGAACCAATAACCATATCACCATTAGACAAAGAACCATTTTCAACCCAACCATTTGGAGTTAGTACGGGTTCAGAAATTGGCAATGCTTTACCTGTACCTGTCGGGGCTAATATAACGCCCAATTCCCCTCTACCTAAACCACCTTTTAACGCGTGGTCTAATCCACTAATACCTGTTGGTATTGGACATCTACTGTCTTTTTCTAACGCTTGGTCAATGTTCTGAAATACATCAATGGTTTCATCGGGTGGCAATCCAACTCTAAGTGCTCTTTGTATTATCCCTTCTATTTTATGATACTCTTGAAACTTACCATTTTCAATAATAGTTGAAACATTTTTGATTTCTTTTTTAAGATTTTGTTGTTTACAGAAATTCAAAGCTTCTTCTTGAACCATTGGGTCCTCTTTGGTATTTTCCTTTAAATCATTTATTGTATCTAAGTGTATTCTAGCGGAATCTTGTGAACCAAGTTCCATTACAATTATTTGAGATAAACTCTGATAATCAGGAATTTGACCATATTTTTGATAATATTCCTTAATGTGTTGCGTAATAAACTTGAACGAAATATTATCAAAATATTTACTTTCAATTACATCGATAATTTGTTCTCCATATTTTTTATTTTCTAATATTGCTTTTAATAGTGTTTGTTGGAACGATGAGCCTAAAAATCCAAAGTTTTTTTCTGACATATTTTATTTTTTTATAATTCGTAATTTAAATAAGTTGTTTCCAAATCTTTGGATGATAATACATTTGTTAATTCAGATAAATACCTTTTAAGGTACGGACGAATATCAACTGTATACCTAACCTTTGGGTGATAGTAATTTGCTGGAAACATACTTCTGATAAATACATCATCACCCAACTTAATCTCTAAAACAAAGGACTCATCTGTACCATCTAATTTGGTATCTGAATTCTCTGAATCGTAAAAAAAATCCATATTATCGTATAGATAATCCATAGTTTTTATTTTCAAATCTTCACTAATTTCTTCAGAAATATTTTTTACAACGTAGTATAAATCCAAAGAATGGCGAGTTTGAGAGTTGTAATCTCTTACATTGAAAAACCTTTGACAAACAATATTGTTTTCAAGTGTAAGTAAAAATTCAAATTTTAATAGTTCTTGATTATTCATTTTTTTTAATTTTAATTGTTTTTTTATTTTTTTCTTTTCTTGTTAATCTTAAAAATGGGTTTAAAAATCTTATCCACGCATCGTCTGATTTTGGTAATAATAAAAATATACCATCTTCAACCATCATTCTCATTGTGTTTTTATACGAACGACCTTC